ATGTTTTAATGAGTAATGTCAAAGCCTCTTTTCGATGTGGTTTTTTCTTATACTCTTTATTAGATATAATCCAGTCTACCCAAGCTACTTGTGAATTAGTCATATATATAAATCCTGCACATACAGGTATGTTTTTATCTAAAACCATTACGCCACCTTTACCGTTATCGGGTAAAAATGCAGGAACTGGAGCCGTCCATTTCCAATCTCGCCACCAGCCTACAAGAACTTCTTCATAGTCAGTGTCGTTCAATGGTCTTATGTTAAATTCCATTTGTTAACAAAGATACTAATTTTTAAGGATTGCTTTTCATCACCTGAGACTCTACAGCAAACAGCTCAGTTGGTATTGTTGCTGTATTCTGTAAGACGAATTTCATATAGTGACCCAGGACTCCATGAGATTCTGCTTCTTGATTTTTTATGTAAAGGATAAAAGAGTCTTGAAGGGTAGGAGCAGCGCCTCCAACTACTGTGGCGTCAGTGGTAATTCTATTGATGCCATTAACTAAATCTATTTCAATAGCGGTAACCGTGCCAATAAGTGTAGGGCCTGTATAAGGTGGGTTGGCTGAATATAGATTATCTCCAATACTTATAATATTTCCTATGTTTATGGAAGTTGCAAAATTAATAATAGGATTGTTAACAGTTCCAGTTACCGAAAGACTTTGTGCAATACCGTTCATAGATCTCAAAGCATATTCAGTTAAAGCGGCAGGGTCACCGCCTGCAGTTCTAATATACGCAAACCAATCTCCTTCTTTTTGGACAAACCAACTAAAGTCAATAAGCCCTGTGTTAGGAAGGTCTGTTTCTAATGAAGCAGACCATGCAGAGTCTGATTCTAAATTTAAAGTTTTAAATACTTTATTACTTAAAGGTTCATCATTAAAAACGCTCGTTATCTCTGATATACCCTGAATGCCATAATAATTATTTCTAACTGTATTGGTGTTGTGTTGGTAAATATTCCCGCCTGAAAATGAATATAAATAATTATTCATACCCACCATATACTCAGGATAATAAGAATAAAAAGAAGGCCATCCATTAGATGTTTCACTATAAGTTAAAGTATAGTCAGGCATAATAAAAAATTTAGATATACAAATTTACTAAAAATAACTAACCACTTTATCGCCCCATCCATGCGATTGACTGTAAGGCCACATCAAATATCTAAGAGGTTTAGCCCCAACTATGCTTCTAGATATATTCATATAGGCCACATTAGATGATTTAAGGGCGTTTATTTCGTCTTTTGTTATTGTGTCGTGGTAAACTACCATCCCGTTATTATCTTCCATTACAAGCGCTGCAAATGCAGTATCTTCATATAAGAAGTCATGCTTGTTTAATTTTATATGATATTCTTTTGACTCATGGTAGATAGAGTCTCCTTCCATTCCAGGGGGAGGCAGGTTTTGTTTACACCTGTGGGTTATAGTTTGATCTGCAAACTTTACCCCAGCATACAGCTCATACTCTTCTAATGTTCTTACCTCACCAAGGCCATATTCTTTAAAAGTGTTTTTATTGCAAGGTGAACAAACTTCTCCATTGACACCTAATAGTTGACGGGCCCGGGCTTTTGAAGCGGAGTCTCTATCAAACCATCTACTATGATCATCCCAATGCTTTGACCTTCCCTCTCTAGTATATTCATGCCAAACCACAGGTTTGTGGGGTGCAAATAAATCATAGCCATGAGTAAAAGCTCTTACTGAAATAGATATTTCTTCTCCATAAAAATACATAAGAGGATCATGAGGAACCTCCTTACAAAACTGTCCTAATGTAAATGCAAAATGCCCTGAGTAAAATCTTGAAGGAACTGGAGCCGTAGTTTTTCCCATTGCATAAGGATGAAATAAAGCTACACCATCATTCCAAACATTAATTTGCATACCATAAGCTGTGGTGTCTCTAGGCTTAGTGGTATTTAATTCATAAGCTGGACAATAAGAGGTCAGTAATGGTTTTTTAAAACCCTGCTTTTGTAGTTTTGTTAACGTGTTTATACATTCCGTGTCCCACCCAGTTTCAAAACGATGATGAGAATCTAAATGAAGAGTATAATCTTCACCATTATAATGTCTTTGGATTTCACTTCTCGCCCAACAAGTTCCTTGAGAGTCTTGATAAGGAATTTGTATGACGGTAAATCGTCCGTCATCAGCAAACTGATCTAAGCGGTCCCACTCATCTTCCTCTGCATATTGATGAGCAATGCATATTTTTAAATTCTCAGGTTTATGAGCCGTTTCAATTAGATCCTTTATAGTGGGAATAAGTTCGGGGTCGCGATAGCTAGCTATCTGCACAAATATAGATTTCATTAAATTTAATTTTATATACTAAGATACTAAATTAAATTTTAGAACAGAGGATTGAAACTTCCTTGCGTACACAAACTGTTGTTACAACCTTGAGAAGTAATTATTTGAATCAAGTCAGCGTTCTTAGCCCCTAAATCTGTGCCTTGTACTGTTCCACACAACACTTGACCAGCGGTAGATCTAAAGTAAATTACTGTTCCGTTTGATAAAGCAGAAGAGGACTCAACTCTATAGTATAGTAAATTACCACATGATAACACAAAATAAACATTGGTAGGCGCATCTTCCGTTATTGTCCCTTCTAGTCTTACTGTAACACTTGAACTTTGGGTTATGCTCGTAGGATTGTAAATAACGTCGGCGCCTGTTATACTAAAGCCTGGATTTACTGATATAGCAGTGTTAAAAGGTGAATTTCCTCCAGATGGTATAGCCAAAGGTGATGCACCAGTAGTTGAGGAATTTGTTCCTGACCCTGTTATTGTGTAACCCACACCTTCAGTGCTTCCTTGAATATTATTATCAAATGATGTTATAGTAGCTGTTACATTTTGCGGTGTGCTGCTGCATACAGTAGCCGCTCCAAGTGTAACACCATTCCAATATCTAGATATTTTAGTGCCCGATGTAGTAACAGCATAAGTTCCACCAAGCGCAGGTTGCGAGCTTACACATCCATCCGATGAAAATAATTTAGTGGCTGCAGAAAAATCATTGTTGTCAGCAAAAGTAACTCCAAATCCACCAGTGGGACAAACATTAGTGCTAGAATTATATTCTACTTGATGAACAAAACAAGTAGCAGGAGGATTACAAACATTACAATTATCTGACCTATTAGTTATATTATTGGTTGCTGTCTTGAGTCCTGAAGTTCCTGTAATTTTATAACACGTACTTCCACCGTCTAGTTTAACCGCACTCCCAGTAGCGGGAACTGCTCCATCGGTTCGCACAATTATTTCTGCGCCTCCATCACAAGGTTCTGCAGTGTAATAATCATAACCTGTAGGCTCAAAAGGAATGTCGTGAACACAAGTTCCAATTTGTGTTGCACCACCTGAAAAATTCGCAGTTTCTAATCGTGCACACACTTCTCCATAAGGGTCTGAGCTATAATCTCTATAAATACTTTGACCGTCTGAACACCTATTAAATGTACCACTGCCAATAACTCTATACGTTGCACAAGCAGATACATCAGGGCAGAAATTTATTATTGTATTAGTAGTAGGAGTAGTAGACTGGCTAACTAACTTATAACACCCTGCAATTTGTACACCCCCGCTTGTTTGTATTTCTACATTATCATTCACTTTAAAACTCGAATTCATTAGAACATGATATTCTGCATTTGTAGTATTCTCTCGAGCTAAGAAAGAAGTGTTTGGTGGTACAGCCACAATACAAGGCGAAGCTCCAGTAGTACAACCTGTGTAAACGGCTTCTCCTGCTAAATATTGTATATCAAAGGTAGTAGCTGATCCTACCCTTTGACTTGTTATTTCATAACACGTATTAGATATTTTAACTGACTGACCCACTACAAAACTAGTTCCATCGGGAGCTTGAATTATTTGAGTAATGTTAGGGTTATTACACTCTTGAGCGTTCCAATATGTATAAATGGTTGGAACTGTAGGACAAGCACTAGCAGCAGTTAAAGAAATGCCTGCTTCAATTAATGGTATATTATTTACGGGAGTAGTTACAGGCTGAGCATTATTGTATATATAATAAGCGTTATTAAAAGTATTAACTATATATAATCTCTGTCCTGCAGTAGGCGTTAATGAACTGTAAATTTTAGTAGGGACGCCCGTATTAGCAGAAATAGGACACAAATCTAATTCATAATACTCAGCAGGCGGCGGTGGTATAACAGCACATTTGCCTGTAATAACATTAGTCGTGCTATTTACTGCTTTTTCATTTATAAGCCAACAATTAGAAGAAATATCCGTAGTCACCTCTTCACCCACGGTAAAATTGTTATCTAGAACAACGTGATCAATTATTGAGGTTACCTTATCTGTTACTTTAAAAGCATTGTTGGGATTTGGAGTAGGATCCGGTGATGGTTTAGAGCAAGAAGGACAAGGTTCTGCGGGTAGTAATATACCACCTACTTGTTGGCGCGCAGTTACTCCACCCATTTGATAATAACCATCGGGAGCAAACGTCGTTAAGGCCGCATCTGTATATACTGCAGTAGCATCCGCAAAATTAAATGTGTCTATATGGTATATTCCAGCTGTTGCCATTGTGTAAAATTAATTAATTTTTAACATGTAAAGAATGAGATTACTCGCCCGTCACTACCTATTTGCACCCATCCTTCCATAAAATCTTGGATTGCGAACTTGCTTCCAGCTGGAGGCGCTACAAATCCATAATATTTATTATTCCCATTGAAAGGTAAATTGAAATCTCTGTCTGAGAAAAATAAAGTATTATTAGCAAATAAATTCGCAGCAGTAGTAATAGAAGTAAATACAGGTGCAGCGCAAAATACTGTATTGTTACACGTTAAATTAGCAGGAGTATCAAAGCCTCCATCTTGATTCGTGTTAAACATCCATACAGGATTATTTGTTAAATCGCTTGGACAATTTGTTGCATCTTTACACGAAGAAGCTTGACCTACTATTTCTCCATTATTACCATTACCCCAATTAATTTTTTCTATTGTAGCGCATTTTCTTATAGGTATATTTGAGCCGCTTAAATTTATTTCATCATAGTAAACAACATCCCCTACACTTAATACTCCAAGAGAAGCACTTCCCGACAAGAAAATTCTTGTACCACTACTACCGCATTGTATTGCTGCATAATATTTTTCTTCACAAGCTGTTCCTGCCGTCACTGTTCCATTAGTACCCACTGACCTTACAGGTATGTTTGAAGCACAAACGACACTTGAATCTCCCCCTCCTACAGTCTCCTCTAATTGCACTCCATTACATGCTAGCCAAGTAAATGTATTGGCTGTACCTCCGCAACTCACACCTGCTGTAACAGTACCTGTTCCAGGGGTAGTTGTAGGCACAGTGGTTGAACATACGTCTACCGAATCCCCAGCCGGAAGATTTGCTATAAAATCAGGATTGCCATCACAATTAGTAAAATCAATACGAATTGAATCTGCGTTTGCTCTAACATCATAACTCGTACAAGTAGATGGTGATGCTAACGTATAGGATATACATCCTATGGGAGCAGCTGTTGGCTCCGGTGTAGGAAAGGGCGTTGCTTCTACATTACACCCTACACAACATACATCATTTAAATCTACTGTTGAATAACATAATTGTACCGCAGTTGAATCCCTGTAATCATATATTAAATATAAATTATCATTAGTAGCCCCGCTTGGCATAGTAAATGTAGCAGAAAATTCTGGCGCATTATTTTGAAGCGGTGTTACATTAGTAGATGCTGCTAATAAAGAAACTATATCGGAAGTTATATTACCATAAACTGTTGCTGATCTTAAAAATCTAAAGTTGTTTGTGTTAGGCTGAAAATCATAGTCATCAAAATTAATTTTATTACTTATGATTGTCACCTTGGCGTCATCATCTGGGATAACCCCCGCTCCTTGGCTTCCAGTTAAACTTAAATATTGACTTACTAATGGATTTTCTTTCCCACTTTTGAACTCCATTAATTCACTGTGTAAAGGAGAATTAAACAAACCATCTTGCCATCTATATTCATTATGAATAAATTTACCTTTATTGGCATTACTTCCAATACCTACTTGAATAATAGTTATGTCGTCGGGTGTAGGACAATTTACTGTAATCTCAATAGTATCTTCAGTTATACTATTAGACGAAACTTCAACAGTTATATTTTCTGCATATACAGAGTTTTTAGCTACAGTTAAAATTCCATTTATAGATGTAGTTACACTAGTAGTCGTTCCATTATATAAAGCTGTTATAGTATAAGTGTTGTTTGAAGTAGAGTCATCTACAACTATCTCATTTCCGGTTGAAGCAGTTGAATTAGTCTCGGTGATAACATTAACCAAACCAGCGCTAGGGTTGGGTGTATTCGCTTCAGTGATAACATTGTTATTACCACCGCTAGGAATTACATATTCAATCTCTACCGTCCCTACTTCTTGTGTTACATCCACACAATAAGATATAGTTTCGCCTACAGGTATAGCTATATCTCTAGAACTTCCACATAAATCACAATTTCCAACAAATGGCAAAGTTATACTGTTGGCGGATAAAACATATTCATTCATATACGGATCAAATCCACCCAACTTTTGAGCATCAAAATTATCATGGAATAAGTCTCTAAACCAACCTCGCATGCCTAATTCAGAAATAACAGTTAATGACTCTTCATTATAAGCGCCACCTTTTAACTGTATAACAGCTCCTCTTTGTTCATCTGTAAAAAACTTGTCGGCTCCAAAAACCGCAAAGCTTTCAGGGTTTCGACTAATACCAAACTCTTCTATTCGAGATATTTGCTGCCCTAATACTTCTGGGACGGAAGTAAGGTTGCCTGATCCCCCTGCATCAGTAAGCAAATCTTTGCCAGCTAATACGTAAGAGATTTTATCCTCTTGCAAAGTAAGTATATCTGTTTTTCTAGCATGAAGCTTTTGAATAGAACCAAAAGAATCTTCAAGTGGCTTAAAATTAGCTAATCCTAAATTAAACTCATTAAGTTTATTTACATTACTTTCATCGTTAAATACTCCACTATATGTTAAATCAGCAAACCTATGAGCCTCTTTATAATCTTGCCCTGATGTTGTTGTCACTCTATTTCCTAAAGCTAAAGCTTCTCCTTTTACAGAGTCTCTTATAGTATAACTTTCTACACCATTACCAAATGAATAACAATTAAAAAATCCAGTGTCTGATACCGCTGAAGTTTTTGTTTGAACATTTTGCCAACCGTAACTGCCTTGATGTTCTCCATTAGCATTGACCTCAAAATTAACATCATTTTCATACCATATATCAGGGGGTGCGTCAGAAGGAATTGTTTCAAAAACAACCACTCCTCCTTGATCAGCTCTTTGCACTGTAATTTTCATAAACACAGAAGACGAACGCCCCCCCGCATTGAAAGGTCCAGACTTACAACTTTGTGTACCAGTTGCTAACAACCATTTAGACCCATCATTAGCGTTAAAAAATTGATACGAATTGGTTCCTAAAGCAACAGGAATAAATGGATTTTTATCAGTGCTGTTTATGGTTTCAGGTGGTACACTGACATTTAATCCCGTAGCAGTTCCATCTATTGGAGTTCCTGAAATATAAGTGTTCGTAGTTTGACTGCCGTCTCCGTTATCTACTATACTATTTTGTGTAATTAAATCTCCTATATTATCACCTTCAAACCATGCTTGAAAATTTGCATAATCTGTTGAAGCAAATAAATCTGGAGACTCATAAGTGTTATACCTATATTCACACCCACCTAAAAAACCGCCTCTTAAACCTTCTCTTCGTTGCTCTATTGTAATGTTAATTTGACTATTAACTGGAATAGTATAATCTATAAATTTTGCGGTAGGACTAGCATTTGGATCTAAGTTTGGAACATTTACCAACGCACGCCCCACGGGGAAACCTTTAGATTTTTGCAAACGTGGAAAAGTCGAGGTTACAGGTGTATTTGCTACTGCGCTACCACCCACACTAGTTGTTTCAGTTATATTAAATCCACTAGGAACCATTTCCATGTAAGGCCCTGCTGGGAGATTAATGTAATATCCTACAGCAAATGGGTCTTCTGGTGGTTCCTGAGTGTAAGTTGTAGTGTCAAAAGGGTTTCGTATTTTTAAAAAATTAGAAGACTGTACTTGTTTGTCCGTTACCACAGCTTCAACACATTGCTCCACTGCTCCTCCGCTATCTCTTTTGACTATCAGTCTTTGACCCGCTTCAACTTTGGCTGCATTTTCTCCTTCTAATAAAAAGAAATAACTATTGCTTTGAGGATCTTTAAAAAATATTTCACTATAAATTGTTTCATAAGTTGACTGATCTGGTTTAAGAACAAACTTATAATACTTAGCCCAGAATGGAGCTCTTTGCGCCCAAGGTATAGTTACCTGTATTTGGTTTTGTGTGACCGAATTAGTACAGGGAATTTGGATAGTATTATTGGGACTAACTAAAGCAGTAGAAGAGCGCAAAAACTCATCCATATATACAACGCCCACCTCATAACCTCTATTACTATGTAAACTTTTTGGATTAGATACAGTAGTAAATTGGGCAGTTAAGGAAATATATTTGTAATACTCATACCACCCTCCGGTTGGAATTGCAGGGTCCGTTACATATCGCATTGCCGGTAATTGCAGTTTTATACTTGTAGTAGCTGGTGTATTGTCTACAATTTTTATGGGCTCTCCTGCAGCAGTAATCCCACTAGAAAATTTAGTTACTGTTCCTGAAGAAGTGGTTTGAGTAGTAGGAATAAAACAATTTACAAAATCTGTTAAAGTAAATCCCGAACATGAAGTAGGGTTTACCGTATCATAAACGGGTTTTATATTAGAGGCTGTACCGATAGATTCTTGAAAATCTGCAGCTGCAACCAAGTCATATATAGAGGTGTAGTCTTGAGGTAAAGTATAAGAAAACTGAACCTCTACGTTTTCTGTAGTAGTGGTAGGTTGACTAGCTGTTGGATCATATTTAGAATGTTCAAACGTAAAATATATAACAAAAGAAGTTCCTGCTTTTAGTTGGGTAAAAGTATCCACACTAGAAAAATCTACTTTAGCTATCGAATTAGGAATTGTCTGAACACTTCCAAAAGTATAAGATCCAGCTTCTAGACTTGTCGTTAAAGAAAAATTTTGAATTTGGTTTTCTATTAAATTAGTTAAAAATTCTAATTTAACCGGGTTGTTAAATATATCTTTTAAATCATAACCCTCAACATAATTACCATAAACTAATCGATTGCCCATCAAAGTTTGACCCAGTGCTTTTACAGGAACATTGTCGTAAAGACGAAGTAATTCTGTTGAAGGGAGTACTGTAAATATTTTACTATTGTCAAACGTAAAACTATAATTTGTGTTATCAGCAAACCCTTGAAGGTCTTTAGATAGCTTATCTACTATTTTAACAGTGCCATCGGTAATTTCTTTATATAAAATTTCTATGTTTTTAACTAACGCACTTCCCGAATTAAATTGAACATTCACTCCAGTTACTGTATTCACCATGCCTTCATTTAAATTTGTGGCATAACTGTAGTTATAATTGTTTGGATCAAACGCAGGCTCTGACCATTGAGATGTAGCGGAAAATTCACCGTTAGCGTATTGATAACGATATGCAAAACAAATAAATCTAGTTTCTAAAAAATCATCTAAATTATTTATTTGTTGTTTTAAAGTTAAAACTGGCGCAGTTACTGGGGGTTTTTTAATAACCATAAACTCCTCAGCAGTTGTTTGATCTATGTCAAATAAAGGGTTGGGATAATTTTGCGTAACATTTATAAATCTCGGGGGATTTATATTATCTGTAAAAAACAATAAATCCTCTACTAAATTAATTCCAGTAACTAAATGCTTTGGATTAAAATTAAGGGTAGTATTTCCTCCAAATCCATCATCAATACTAATTATGTGGTAGGTTAAATTTTTTGTAGTTGGATTAAAAGAAACAATCATATCTATTTTTCCTGTATTTCCTACCGAAAAAGCAGGGTCGTGTACAAACCAATAGATTCTATTGTTTTGTCCATCTTCAAAAGCCCCGATACACCTTGCTTGATTACTTAAAAGTACTGCTCCAGTAACACTGTTTGTTTGCTCATACTGCAAACTTGTCATTTTAGTATTACCTTTTGAGTTTTCAACTGATCCTATTTCAGAATCTTCAGTAGAACCTAACCTAACATTTAATGCGTCTATATACTCTCCATTCGGTACAAGCCTTTCGTCGAGAGACTTGTTCATCCTTCCCGCGATAAAATTTCTTTGTAGGTTTGCCATTTTATTTAATCCACTTATTCTCTCCTCGTAGATTCATTAATAGCCTACCAGGGTGAATATTACTTATTCTTATTTTTGCGTTTCTTAATAAAGAACTTTTATCTTTTCGCGCTCTATTTATTATATATTCCTGTACTCCAAATTTGTTATTTAATATTTCATATTTTATGTAAGCATATAAAAAATCTTCAAATAGTTTATTTACACTAACTAATGAATCATTTCCACCTTCCATGCCATCAGCTATATATTCTAATATACATTGCTCGTTAGCCATTGTAGAATCAAAATTTATTACCCCCGATTTTTTGTCTATTCGAAACGTAGGATTAAAATTTGCTGTTTCAGTATTTAGCCCATACCGTGCTCCAATATTATAATCTTTCCATGCGTCAGGATTTTCTGAAGCTATATCTGATGCATCATTAGAATTATTTTGATTTAAATATATACTTTGCTGTGACCCATCTATTCTTTGCGTATCTAAAGTTGAAGTAGTAGTTTGTATAGTACCATCGGCATTAAAACTTAAAGAACCCGAGGAGCTCTGTAAATAAGAGACCGCAGCATTAACTTGAATATTTTCTGTTAGAGGCCTTAAATAGCCATCTTTATACAAAGAGATACGCACCCAATTTACATAATCTGAAGGAAGAATGAATTTTAAATCATCAAACACCTTCATTTCTAAAGCTTTTATTTCTTTAAACGCATCGTAGTTTAATTCTTGTATTCCTCTCTTTGCATGAAATAATATTTTATATCGCTCTTCGTTATTAACTAAAGAGTGGTTTCCAGAGTACATCAATAAAAAATTATTAACAATATCTGTTAAGGGAACATACTGGTAAGACCCCCAATTAGCATTTGATGGCGATACACCTGCGTTTTCGTAATATTGATATTGAGATAAATATGCCATTAGTTTTCTTTTTGTTCTTCCATTTGTTCTTGTTCTGCACCAAACTGTGCCTCTTGAATATCTCTGATAGACATTCCGGCGTATTGTAATATCTTGAACACTAAAGATGTTTCATCATCCCTAGATAACTCAAAGTCTTGAAAATCTGCATTACTTTGGTTGAATGCAGGTTCTCCATTAGCTACGTTTAAATACGTCCAATTAGGATCTTTAGGATAGCGAATATATTGTGCTTCAATATCTGTAGCTCCATTAAACTGAGCAGGGAATATTGTTATAAATGCTCCTTGTAATGTATATGCTGGATATGTAAGTGTTGGTGATGTTAAATTAGAACCGTTTAAAAGAGTTATATTGCTATTGGATACCTTTTCCGCTTCTCCTTGATACACACCTCCACTAGAACAAAGAACTTTATTTATTAAATAATAGTCGTCCCCTGTTGTGCTTTGAGATGGTAAAAAATATTGGTTAAGTAAATTTTGAGTTAAAGTTTTAGTTTCCGAAAATAAATCTATAACCTCTTCGTAACCCTTTCGTATGTCAGCATATCCCGACCCTACCATTCTAGCGTTTTCTTGATTAATTAATTGATTATACTGATAAAAATAATCATCAAAAATATCAAGTTGTGCTTGCTTTGCGAATAAATTAAAATCTTGTGGTGATATATAGCCGTAGTTATTTTTATTAAGGACGGCTAAAACTGTATTTCTTACAGAATTTATCATTGTTATTCTTTTACACAAAGATAAGTAAAAAAAAAAGAGGTCAATTTTTCATGACCTCTCTTGAATTAAACTATAAAAAATGAAATAAAGAATTAAGAAAATACTGTAACTGCTATACTCGTAACAGTCTCTCCATTAGGAAGTGCTACGGGAACTACGGCATTTGTCCAGCTTGTTTGACAAGCAGTTTCAATAGCAGCGTTAATAGCTGTAACCATTGCAAACGTACTGCCCACTGTAACTAGTGCATAGTGATGTGAAAAAGATGCTGTACTATAAATTCTCATTGCGGTTGCGCTTGTTCTTTCAACGAATAATCCTTCGCCAATCGGGATCATTTCATTTCCCGCTCCTGTGGTAATCTGTATATATTTTGCCATGTTAAAAAATTTATGGGTTAAACAAAAAACAAATATACGGAAAATAAAAACACACTTTATTGCATGTTTTTAGCCAATCCCGATAAATGCTTCAATACTTCTACACCATCTTCCGATTCAAAAAAAGAAGCTACCATATAAATTGGATCTTCTCCATAAGGTACATTTAACATTTTCTTCTTATTAGAAGGAGTATTAAACCACACCTCTTTCTTTTGATTTCTTAACTGTAGAATGTTTTTATCAAAAAAACCTTGTATGGTTGCATTCATTTTAAGCATTGGATCTTGCAGTAGCATCATAAAATCTTTAGGCTGATTTTTTGCAAAAACAAGAATATCTCTTCTCAGCTCCGCCGTCGTCGTTCTGGTTACGTCTTTCTTAAATAAAACTCGCCCAACATTTTCCACTTGATCAACTGTCAGTTGCCTTGCTTCAATTAAAGCATCTACTTCTAAATTTAAGTTTTCTACAACATCAGAAGCCTCCTTTGCTTTATCTACCTCAACATAGATTCTTCCTTTGCCGGGGTGATATTCCAAAAATTTTTGTAGTACCTGATTTTCTTTACGGACAGTTAAAAATCCATCCTCAAACACAATAGGCTCTATAATAGCATTATCGTCTTGCTCATCTTGAAATGGTGAGTTTTGATTCCTCGCATACCTTAATGCTTTATTGATTCCTTTTTTTTCATCAAACCATAAAAGCGGAAATCTTTTAGTATGTCTCGACGCTAAGGTTAATGATAAAGGCGCTGTTTCGCGCATTAGTTTGTAGATTTTATCTACGTATTTTGTAGTAGTTTTCATTAGATTAAATTTAAATTTTATAAAAAAAGGGGAGCCCGTAAGCTCCCCAGAAAAAACAATTATTAACTATTCTTGAAATATAAAGAAGTTGTTAGCACCTAAAGTACACACAGCTCTTTCTGACAAGAAGTTAACTTGCATGTTATCCACATCACTTGTTCTTGCACCACCAGCAGAACCAGTAATCCAAGTTTTGTAACGTCTGTCTTCAGTTTCTGAAGCTCTATATCTAACATGTAAGAAAGGTCTTTTAGCGTTTTTACCAAGAATTTGATCATAAACACTTGTAGATCCAGCTGGTACAAGTAGTCCGTTTACACGTCCTGATCCTGCTCCTGTTGGAAGTCCACCCCTCATAGTAGGGTCATTTAAATATTTCCAGTCAGTTTTATAGAAGTCATAACCTCTTCTGAATCCAGAAAAACCTAAATTTAAAGCCATTTCTTCATCATTGTCAAATAGACCGTATGATGTACCACCTGCTCCATAAGAATTTTGAGCAGCTAACATATCATCAATATCAAAAGCAAATTGTCTGTCAACGAATATTACGTTTTCTTCAATTGCTCCTTGCTTATCAAGTCTACTAATTACATTGTCAAAGTCAGCTAATGTAGTTGGGTTTCCACCATCCCAGATGTTACCTCTTTGTTGTACGCTATAGAAGATACCATCAGATCCTGCTCCAGGATTTGCTGCACCACCTGCGCTTCCAAGGATTGCTGCAGCACCAGAGTTTTGCTCTGCAGGTACAGCTTCAATCATTGCAGTTTCTAAATAATCATCAAATCTTAGTCTTGTTTCATGCTCAGATTTTAAATACCAAAGGTATCCTGTAGCTCTATCTTCAGTAGTAATTTCTACCCATCCAATTTGAGCCATATCTGATCCAGACACATTGTAAGTATCTTTAATGATAATAGGCTTATTGTCAAAGATGAAGTCGTTAGATTCAAGAGAACCAACCATTCCAGCAGTTCCTTTCTTAAATTCTGATCCGTAAATAAATACAGTAACATCAGCGTTAGTTAATCCTGTTCCTGAAGTTACTAATCCACCAGCCTCATAAAAATCCGCAGTAAATCTACCTCTACCACCGGCTGCGTTATCCACAGCACTAACTACTGCTTTGTTAGAACCTGAGCCATCGTTTTGAACAACAACTATAGTTTGTCCTACTCTGATAACTTGCTCTGCTGCAGTTGGGTCTAATGTATCATTTACTTGAAAAACAACTTGATCATCTGTTGCAGATCCCGTTGAACCTACTTGAGTGTATTTAGTGTGTAATCTACCTTGTTCTGCCCATTTAATAAGGTCAGAATTGGTAGGCATCTCAGCTCCAACCATTCTAAGGAAGGATGAGATAGTTCTGTTTCCATAACGCTCAAACTCTTTTTCATAAGTATCAGGTAGATACTGATTCAAAAAGTCAAAATTAGTTATGTAGTTTTCCGATGTTGGAATTCTTTCCGAACTCGGAGTCAACGCAAATGTTGGAGTCGATTTTACTTGTCCAGCCATAATATATAATTTTTAATTAATTTTTAAATTTAACTTCGTTTAATACTTTTAATTTTCAGGCCTCTACTCGAAGGTTGAGATACTGATTTAACTTGCATTCCTCCTTTAGTTGAAACCTCCGGTGCTGTGCGCTCTGTCATATTTATATTTTTAGTCTTACGCATAACATCTTCAGTCGCATTAGATTTGCCTTGATCATAAAAGAACTGAGCAAACTTTTCAGGATTCATTGCTATAGCTAAAGAGCGGTGGTATCCTTCTGCATCACTAAGCATTCCCGAGTCATCCAAAAATTTATTTACAAAATTCATTGGAGTATCTTGGACTTTCCTTAACTCAGCTGGGCTACCAGGAGAAAATATTACTTCTGAATCATCTACCTTGAATTTAAAACCTTTAAACTCGGTATTAAATAACTCATCGCTTTTTTTCGCAAACCACTGAGACTTGCGGTTACTTTCTTCTTGTTGCGTTTTAGCTTCACTCATATATTGCTTATAAGCTTCATATTCTTTTGAGGGCGGGGCTGAACTTTCTCTTGACTCAAGAGGCTGTTTGTATATTTCCTGCTGTTCTCTAAAGAATTTTTTAGCTTTGGCAATATCTTTTTTCTTTGCTAGTTTGAGTTTTTTTATAGCTGCTGGCTCGTCAACCTCTTCATCGTAGTCATATTCTTCCATTAAGGAATCAATGTCTTCAGGGTCTAAACCTTCTTCAGTTATAGTTAAATACTCTCGAAGCAAAGAGTCAGGATTCATGTTAGAAAAATCTTGCTGTAACTTTACATAATCTTCTAAACTTCTTCCTGTTTCTTTTTTATATTTAAAATAAGCAGCTACATCTTCGGGCAGAGGCTCGGCCTCTTCTCTTTCAGCTGTAAGTTCCTCTAAAGAACTAATCTGCTTACCATATCTTTTTTCAATAAATGAAAGAACATCTGTTTCTTGTATTTGCGGAGGCTCACTTTGTTCTGTCTTTGGTGTTTCCGTTTCAGGTTCTTTAACACTTTCGACAGGCTCTGGTTCGCTTACCGGCTCTTCTGTTTTTTGTTCAGGATCAGAAGATACATCTTTAACTACCTGTTTTTGTTCTGGCTTATCATCAAACTCTAGCTTTTGCTGAGCTTCATGTTTATCTAAAAGCTCTTGTTCTATTTGCTGTTTAGATTTTTCAACCACATCGGTGACTTCTCTTACTTTTATGTCCATTTGATTAGATTTGATTTATAAAACAAAATTAATAAAAAAAGAAATACGTTTTTTGCTACCTAGGATTAAACTCCGCAAGGTCAAATCCGTCCATAGAATCTTCATTTGACTCAAAGTTTTTAGGCGGTAAATTGTTTTTTCTTTGGTTAATTAATTGAGATTGTTCTGTATTTTGTTGACTAATTCTTTTACTTTTAGCCTCTTCTCTAGCCCCTTCTCTAAAAGCTAAAGCGTTTTCAGATACATTTCTAAGTTGCTGATTATAAGCAAATTCCTGTTTCATAAGCTGAGCTTTAAGATTTGCTTCATTATTTTGTTTCTCTATCTCAAAAGCAATTTCAGCTTGCTTCACTTTCATTTCAGCTTGCGCCTCAAGTTCTATTTTTTGTACCGCTACTTGAGCAGCCATCTCTTGAGATTTAAGTTGTTGTTGAGAAATCATAGCTTGTTTTTGCATTTCTCTTTTTTCGTCAGCTTCTTGTTTAGATTTTCTTTTTACTTTTAATAGCTGATTAGCTAGTTTGAGATTTTTAATTTCACGAATATCAATCGCGTCTTCAAGATTAATATCTTGTTTGGATAAAGCCATTTGTATATTCTGCTCAAGCATAGCTTTTTGCTCTTCATCGGGAGACAACTCAATAAACACCCCAAAGTCATAGATGTAAAGCTGAGAAATTTCTCCTAATATGCTCACGTTATACTTTCCTATTTTATTTATAAAGTCATCTTTAAAATCTGAAAACTCTAATATATCAGCCACCCTATACGTTAGCGCTTCAGCTAACGTGCGATATATGTAAAGACTTCCGTCTAATATATGGCGGGTAGCTGTGTTTGAGTTGAGTGCCGCTAATTTTTGTACACCCACTAAAGCGTCTGGGTTTGGGGTGGAACCGTCTCTAGCTTCATTTAACCCTGTAACTGATCTAATCATATCCAAGTAATGATTATAATTTGCTATGAGCATTTGAGTTTTTGAGGCCCCTGAATTACTTGTTAATTGTTGAATAGGAGTACGCCCTTGATTATACTCTCCCTCTTGTGTGTAACTACGGCCAACGACGCTACCTGTTTGAAAATAAAGCCGAAGTGCATCTTCAGGATTATACGCGGCTCCTGTGCCTAAATCAACCTCATTTAAACCATCAGCATCTATATATACACCATCCGGAACTACTCGAGCTATTACTTGTTGTAGTTTAAGATGTGTCATTTGAATTAGATCTGCAAAAGGAATCATTCTTCTTACTAAAGATTCTATTACCCCCTTATACATTCTAGGCGCAACCGCAACATAATTAGGTAAAGCATGTTGAGATGAAGACTTAGGCCTTACCATGTTTTTTGCAAGTTCCCATTTTAAGATTATGTTAGTCCCCATGACCATAACACCATCATACCATACATCAATAGTCTTTTCTATTTTCTCAAACTTACCTTCTTCCAACATTTCTTCTGGTGGATTAAAAGTATCATCTTTTTCAATCATTCTACTAGACCCTGTATCTGTAATCTTTTTTTTATAAACCATTTTTTTAGTGGTCTTATAATTAAAATACATTAAAGTACAAGTATCTCTATAAAATATATCATTCTCATAATACTGAGCAGTATTAAAGTAATCGTACCAGCTTTGGCTATATTGAGATATTTTTTCTAAATCTTCTCTAGTTAATGTAGGGTCTATTTTTATTAACTCGCTTATTCCAACCGTTTTTATTTCCCCCCAGTAAAAACAATCTTTAAAGTAAGGATCTTCTGTATAACTATATACCACATTTGCGGGGTCTACGTAGGAAACTTTCACTCCTGATCCTGGCAAAAACTCATGCTTTGCCATGCCTACACCTACAACCATCTGGTCATAGTCTATTCGTTTTCTAATATCTTCATAATGATTCTCTGCAAACATAGTATCTATAGCTTCTTCTTCCGCTATTTCTATTGCTGGCTTATAATTTAAATTCATGTACAATGAAAGCTCTTCATCGGATGCAGGCAATTCGTCAGGATCCATTATAAATGGATCAAAACCGGTTTCATCTTTTATGGTAGTTAATACAGGTTTAGCGGCCATTTGCCCTTCTATCATGTCTTGATATTTACTTCTTTTAGATTGAGATAATGCGTCTTGTGCATAAGCTTTTACTTTAAACAGTCTGTCTTGCATTCCGTTTACTACTATATCTACAAACTTAGGAAGAATAGGGACGGGCGTCCAATCTAAATTTAGATAAGACAAATCTCCGTCAACAGCTAATTCGTTTTTATACTTAGCAATTGACTGCTCTCCACGAGCATAAAGTCTTAGCCTATTGAAGTCTCTCCACTGGCTGTAATATCTACACCCATTAGAGTCTTTTCTAAACCATTCGTATTGTATCGCTTGTCCTATCTGTAATCCGAACTGGTCGGTGGCTTTTTCGGCGTCTGACACAAACTGACTTGGAAAACCTACAGATGAAATATTTATTTTTACGTCCTTCATCTATTTAATTAATTCGCTGTAAATTCCACTATTAGCATATCTTGCAAAGTTAATATTTATTTTGGTTTGTTTTTGTTCAGGCAAATAGAGGTTTTTCTGATTAGCCATTACCGCTAAACCCGAACTAATACTAGCGTCAAACTGAGTTCTGTTGTTAATATCAAATCTAGACCATTCTTCTAGTGTCCTCATAAAATACATAGTCCCCATAGCATTCGGGTCCCTATATGTTCCATCAAGGTCTAATCCTACATACTTTTCGATATAGGATTCTATAGCTGCGGCATGTGATTGTTTCACATCTTCAGATGTATTAGGTATTCCTCCTAATTCTTTTTCAGCCTTAGATAGTTTATTAAAGTGTCTGTCTGGTCTGTTCATGCTAAATCCTCTATATCCCCTATTTTTAAAATGGTACAAAAGTCTCGGCTTGTTATTCTCCACTAAAATAGGCATACTGTAAAATACGCACGCCATTAAAACTTCTTCAAAAAATATTTCAGCAGTCTGAGGGCGAGCAACGTACTCTAAAAAAAACTCATTACTAGGAGCTTGCTCCATACTAAATTTAGTTAATCCATGCAATGCACCGTTAGAACCTCTTCCTCCTACTGTTCCTGAAATATCATAGGAGTCACATCCAAAAGCCCCTATATGTTCATTAACAGGGTAATAAGTTCCGTTTCGGTTTTGTTTTTTATTTGTTAATGATTTGTTGGGTGTCCAAGAAACTTTAAACCTTCCTTTGGGGTCTGGGCTAAATATAACCTCAGTATCTTTCACTCCGTCTTTCCAATAAAATCTTCCGGTAGTAACGTGCTGACCCATTATTAGTGAGTCATTGTAGTCGATCTGTTGATATATTTTACTTAAATTAAAAAGAGAAGATTTACTTTCATCCCTAAATGCATGAGATACACTTCTAGGAAACTGACGGTAGTATTCATTCAAAGCATCAGGATCTTTTTTTAAAGAGTCCACTTCTGCTTGCCAGTAGTCTATGGCCCCATTTGTTATCATTTCACCGTCCACCCCCATTACTGGTTTTTCTGGTTTATAAAAAACAGGCATTCCGTACCTATCAATAAACCCTTCCATATTCCATTCCATAGGAATAAACAACGAATACATCCCGCTTTTAGTTTGCCCATTCGAGTTTCGATTGGCTATATTTGAATCTTCAAATAGTTTTTTAAAGTTAGCCCCTCCTTTGCCTAATGCATTAGATGTAGATCCCATCATACATTTACCAATAATCTTGCTACCTAGTCTTAAACACGTTTTGGTAACTCTCCAATTATTCAATATGTTGTTTGGCTTTAACCATTTACCACTTTCATCATGTACTAAGAGCAAAAGCTTTTCACCGTCATAAGAGTTTTCATCTGTATTCTTCCAATCTATTGTAGTGTCTAATCCATACAACTCATCATCGGCTACATCGTACATGTTTTTCTTAGTGATTTTAGAAGCAGGGATTCTAAAAGCTAATTCTGTTTTTGGCTTATCCATACCATCTTGTATCGGTTTGAAAAAAAATGGTAACCTATTTGCAATAGGCACAACTTTATCTGTAAACATTTTTTTAGCGTCTGATCCAGTTTTAGACAGAATCCCTACTCTAGAGTCTTTAGCTAAAGTCCCGGTATTTACGCACTCTGAAGAACCCATAAAAGAAAATCCAGATCTTCTGATTTTCAAATAATCTAAACCGAAACATCTGTTGTCTGCTTTACAAGCCTCCCAATAAATAAAAAAGATTCTATTAGCTTCTCTAAAATCAGGATACCCTACATCTATTGTAGTCCATTGCAAATACATATAATGAGCTCCTGTAATATAAGTTGGCTTTCCGTTATTATAAAAAGTATATCCTAACTCCCGTCTATCAAACTCTCCCTCTATATAATCTACCCATTTATTTTTAAATGCAGCAGGCATTTCATTCCATTGAAATATAGAAGATATTCTAGAAAGTTCTCTAGATAAAGGCTTACGTTCCCAATATTGATTTGATTTAATCTCTGACCTTTTATATATCGGAGCTTCAATAGGTGGAAGAGCTATATGTAGCCCGTTTATCTCTACCACCTCACCTATCTTTCCAGATTTTGAAATAACTACTATATTATACTTTTCATTATAACCATAAAACCAAGTGCGTGCTTTGTTCTTACGCTTTTTAATAGCACTAGGTATATAATTTATAACACTGCTATATATTTTATTTTGATCTTCGTTCTGCAAAACCTTGTTTTGTATCTGTCTTTTGATTATTAACAGACATGTTTATATTTTCTTGTTCTGCATCTATTTTATTTAATATTTCAAATGCATCAAAAATTGCTAACTTTTTAGTAGCCGCTGCGTTCTTTAATCTGTCTGCAGCTAATTCATCCTCGGGATCAGGCTTAATAATATTTTCTTTGGCCACTTTGATAAGTTGCTCTACGGCTTTTCTCCCAGCCTCTATAATTTGTACTTTTAATAATTCAGAACTCATAACATTAATGTTATTTGATGATCATACATTCTGTAGAGTTTCTCTTTATCTACTTCAAACTCATATTCACTTTCCGGCTTAAAGCTTACGTGTTGTCCTTTTTGAACTCCTTGAGAAATTAAATACTTGTTCGGATATTTCATTTCTCCCATTAAAGGTTCTTCTTGTCCTCTTTTGAATATAAACGATTTTTTTGTTTTTAAAGGCTTTATAAAACAATAACGGTCATGACTATACCATTTGCCGTTTTGTTTATACATGTAGAACTGATCGTTGTCTATAAAAAACAAATCATCTTTAAAATAACTTTTACCACTTTGTTGCCTACCTCTCATATCATTATAGTATTTGAAAACATTATGGTGAACTAAAAGCATATCAGATATTCTTATATCTCCTTTATAGTTAAGGGGGAGCTCTTTTACTATAGCATATCTGTTTGAATACTTATAATCTTCTTCCGATGAACTAGTAATAAAATCTAGTCCGGCAATGGATTTAGTATTATTATATCTTTTTCCAAACATAGGCTTAACAATAAAATAAAATGGGGATCTCATTAAAAATTTATATTATATTCAATAGATACAGGAACGTGTGAATTAAATTCTTTCCATAACAATATTTCATCTTTACGCTGAATCCATATTTTAATTGATTGAGTTTCAGAAACATATTGAATTAAATGAATAAAGTATTTTCCGTTTAATATTTCTTGTCCTACAATGTAATGCATAGCGCCAGATTTATAATCTGGTCCTACAGAAATCTTTCGGATGTCCATTAGATTAAATTTAATTTAAATATAAAGATACAAATAATTTAACGCCCTTGTCCCCTGTAGGACTTGCGATAATTTTTTGAAGATTTTAAGAAAGATGTTTTTGTTTTTGCGTGTACTCCTGGTCTACGTACTTTGGATTTCGTTTGATACGAACTATAATTGATTGCTTTCGCCATTATTTAATATATTAGTTTTTTGTTTACTGCCCGCCGATGAACCAAAATAGTATCCAATAACTTGGGTAAATGCTGCTACTACCGCACCAAATCCCATATCAAATAATCTTTGTGATTCTTTAGGTATCTCCCAAAGTCCTATTGCTCCCGCTACAACACCCACAAAACATATTGTTATTCCCCATCCAACTGTTTTAAATAATATATCATTTGATCCTGCGGCTAAAGCTGCCATTTCTCTTTGTCTAGCAGAAGCTCTATCTGCAACTTCAGCTTCGTAAGCTTCAAGCACCATTTCTTGTGCACGTATTTTGTCTTCAGCAGGCGCATCAGAGTTTTTTATAGAAGATACGACTTGTTCTACTGACATATCTCCTTGGATTAGACTACCTAGAGTTGGGTTTATTAAGCCGACTGAAGCTTTTAATAGCCTTCCTACAGTTGTTTGTCCAAATTTTTTCTTTGGTTTGCTCATATTAGTTGATAAGAAGTTTTACCGCTTTCTTTAACAGCTTTCATAGCTCTACCTCTATTATCGCTTTCTGAGATAAAGCTTACATGAACCCAATCGGGATTGTTATCATCTCCAAACTCCCATATTATTTGGTCGAAACTTAAATTGTTTTTTATGTAATGAAACATTTCTGCATTTGTTTTATGACCAAAGGTATCATCTATATCTATTGCTCTGCCTTGGCAATGCTGTGAGCTAGAACTTCCCCCGATAGCTCGGTTCAAATCTTCACATCTAAAAAAACTATTTATTTTTATAGGTCCACCAACCCATTTTCTTAATGGCTCAAATATGTGATCACATAATATTCCCATATTGGAGAGTTCGTAAGCACTTGGAGTGTTGTCTATTCCTAGTCTGGAAGCGGTGTTTGACTTTACACCTTCTTTGTACGATACGTGCTCACTTATTTTTTCCATGCATTATATACCATTTGTGTAAAGTATATCCTATTGCAACAAGAGACAAGATTATTTTAAGAACAACATCGATATTCGTCAGAGATGTCATCAACGCAACAAAGTTCAAAGCATATATTTTCAAATCAGTTAGTGACATTTTTAGTATATATATATTTTATTTTTATATCTCCCGCAGTTGTTGTTGTGGTATATTTCATTTTTTCTTTGCTTTTTTGCCAGATCGGTTTTTGCCTTTCATAGCGCTTGGTACATCTCCTATTTGATTACCTACCTCTTTGATTGCTTTAGCTACATCTTTGAGCTCTTCACCCACACGACCAACACGTCTTGAAACATCTGCCTGCATTACAGCAAACTTTTCTTCTAAAATGTCAGGTATCATGTTGTTGTTCTCGTCTTTGGTCAGACCTTTTTTAGTTAGCCATATTGAGGCTATGTTTATAATAATTAGTAATGATACTAATCCGATTAAAATAATTATTGTTGTGTTCATAAGATTAAATTTAATTAATATTCATTTTATCCGCCTATTGCTAAATATACATAAGTGCTACTCCCGTCATTAAAACTTACAGCACTTCCTAAACTAAAGCCATTTGAATTAAATGCAGTAATTCCATTTGATACTGTGTCTTCTCCTTGTGCTAAATTAGTGTATAGTACCTTATTAGTTCCTCTCGCTGCGTCTGTGACAACCCAACTATATCCGCTAGATATATTTTTAATCAATACCCATTTTGGTTGGAAAGGATTATTTCCCCCCGAAGAGCCATCATCTGTTGTATAAATATCTTTAGTTCCTCCATTTCCTGCATAAGAACCAACTTTACTGTAACCTGAGATACTTCTCCATGAGTACATAATAAAATCTGCTCCTCCATATAATACATAACCCCCTTGAACGCTTACTAATTCAGCATCTGGAGTTGTATTTGCCCATACATTAGCATTTGGACTAAAAGCATCTGTACTATTAATAGTGGCATAATTACCTGCGCCTTGCGAAGAGTGATATACTTGCCAACCAGAAGTCTCTGATGAACCAGGTCCAGTCGACTTTGCTACCACAAACTCAGGAGCGGCAGATAAGCCATGCGGTATTTTTGTTACACCTGATCCTACATTTAAAGTTCCTTTTACCACGCTTAACCCAGCAGCATCATTTACATTAGCAACGACATCTACAGCTAAACTTGTGGCATTTGTTAAAATAGTACCTCTTTTATTTAGCTTCCAATTCCACGAGACATAATTAGGAGGCGTACCTGAATATGTACCTCCAGCAGCTCCATTAACTCCATAATTACCTGATGTTATATCTTTAACAGTTATACCATAATTATTAAAACTAGTTACCCCGTAAGGGCTTAAATCGGATTGTGTGCTTAGGGATTCCGTTGAAACAATTCTCATAGCCCCTCTTACTGAATCAAATAGAGCGTGTGATGCACTAACTTGTCTGTTTTTGACCCACGACCAATCAGGTCTGAAAGTTATAGAATTAGAAAAAGTTACATTAGGTATAGAAGATGCATTAAAATTACCGCTCAAATCATCACCGTTTGAATCTAAAGGATATGCCGCTACACATCCAGCGCCTGTGGGAAAATCTAAAGTGTTGGCAGTAGCTGTTGTTTCGTTATAAAGCTGACTTACTTGTGAAGCTGTAAGAGCACTAGAATAAATTCTAACTTGATCGATGCTTCCATCGTAAAAACTAATTCCTTGAAATTTACCAAATACAGTATTGTTATTTTCATTTGGTCCTACATTAGTAGATGCTAAGTAAGTTAAATTATTTGATACACCATTAAGGTAGGCTGTAATAATTGATGAGGTTCCTGCACTTACATCAATATTTACAACTATATTGCTCCATAATCCCGTTGGAACATCAATTGCAGAATCATAAACGTAAGTATTAGATGTGCCGCTGTGTGATAAATATAATCTTATTTTGGAATTCCATATAAGTATAGCAGCTTGACCTGTCGCATAAGCACCACCAGCGAATAAATTTGTGAATAGCGCATGTCCTGAAGATGACAGTGCGTTAGGGTTTACCCAGCATGAAACAGCGTAGTCTGAAGCTACACTCGAAGGCAATTGACCTGTTATATTTACTTCAGATGAACTGCCATTAAATTGTGCGGCACCATTGAGATGCCCGCCGATTGTTTGTGTTGTTCCGTTACCAACATGTAAAGAGTTTGCGAAACTATTAGCTAGTGTTGGGGTTGTTGTATCAGCATCTGCAGCTATGGCTAAATATAGATAAGTTCCCCCATTCGCATTATAATCTCCAGCGGTTGAATGTAATTGAAACCCATTAGTTAAAAATGCTATTTGCACATAATTATCTTGCTCTGCGGCTGTATCATTCGCCTCAAGCACATCTTTACCGAATCCCTCTGAAAGTCTTTTATTGTCTTGTATCCTCCAGCCACCAGGGCTATCAGTCCTTTTAATCATTAGCCAAGCAGGCTCGAAACCAGTGTTTATTACAGGCCCTGTTGTACTTCCATCGCCATTATATGTTCCTATTTTTTGGTAACCTGCTACTGAATGGAAACAGTAGTTAATCATATCATAACCATTCCATCCCCAATTATTTATTGTAGTAGCACTTGTGGCAAATCTTTGAGGATTATCTGTTGTAAACTGATCGGATTCATTTAATTTTCCATAATCCCATGCGCCTGTGCCACTTATATTAAATAATACATACCAATCAACGACGGAACCAATAGGTTTTTGTATTACAAGTTCAGGTGCTTGATTCAAACCTGTTCCGATTGTATCCGTGTAACTAGCGGTTCCAGTATTTCTTACAATAGAAAACCCTCCAGCTGGATTAGCTGATACTGAAGAAGCAATAGTACCGACACTATTTGGCACAGCAGTACCTCCTGCTTTCCAACACCAAGCTACATAACTTTTACCTGAATTATTATACACAGAACTACTTCCGATTGTAAAACCATTTGAATCAAAAGAAGATAAAAAAGTGGTGTCTGCATTAGTTGATTCTACTTCAGAAGAATCTGAATAAAGAATATTTGCACCACCTTGTGAACCAATTCCTCTAACTGTGTCTGTCCATAAATGCTGTGTTGAATTATCTGTCCTATTTTTAATCCAAATCAAATCAGGAGAAAACCCCGCCCCTGTAATTGCTTGCGTGCCTCCATTTCCAACATATAAAACAGTATTAAAATTCTCTGATGGAACAGTTGGAAATTCTTCAGTCTCTATCTGTCTCCATGCACCGCCATCCCAATATTCAACATATTTATCCTCATTGTTATATCTCCATTCACCCGTGCTTGGGCTAGAAGGTCTTGACGCTGTGTCTCCTGTTGGCAACTGTAACGCTGTGTTTAAAGAGCTAAAGTCAAATAAATTTGGATTATCAATTTTAGTTGTTGCCATATTTTTTATGTAAATGTTATTGTTCCCGTTCCGTTTGTTCCACCCGAAGTTATTGTAAATACACTCACATGAAATCCTGATATTGAGGTGGTGTCTGTTTGTTGTGTTAAATTGGTCGCACTAGATAAATTACAAGTTTTAGAGTCGGGATATTTTATTATAAGCACGCCTGTGCCTCCTATATGACCTCCAGCATTACTTCCGCATTGAGCGCCTCCACCGCCGCCTCCTGTAGATGCTGTACCATTATTTAGCTGATCGCCTCCTCCGCCTAGGCCACCTGTTCCGTTGCCACCAACACCTTGGCCTCCACCTCCGCCTGCGTAATAAACATCTGAGCCGCTTACCTCTCCAACACCATAAGTTGTCGCCATAGTAGTAGTTATAATTGTTGAAATATGACCAACTCCACCGTTGCCTCCAGCATTATTAGAGTTGTTTACATCTTGACCTGCTCCTCCAGCTCCTCCACCTCCTGCACCAACATAATCAGGTGGGGTAGTATAAACGTGACTACCTCCAGCATGTCCATAGCCTGTTAATGGAGATATACTTGATTGGTTAGATGCCCCTCCTGTAGTCGATGAACCGTTAGCATAATAACCGCCGCCTCCACCGCCTGAACCACCAGGGGCACCAGAGGTAGGCCAAACTCCTCCAGAAAAACTGCCTCCAGCTCCAGCACTATACCCACCGCCGTTAGCGGTAAAAGTATTTCCCCCTGAACTTGATGCGTCAAAAAATGAGTTTTCGCCATTAGTAAAACCAAAACTATAACCAGGTCCTGTTGACCCCGTTCCTCCTGTTCCTACTTGTATACTATAATTTGTTGTTGGAACAATGCTTAGCGTTCCTTCTAATACACCACCTCCGCCTCCGCCTCCAGCGCCACAAAGATTAGTTGTACCACCTCCGCCGCCCACAATTAGCATGTCTGCGTTAAAAGGTGTCGTATCGGGTTTATTGACAAAGTTTTTCCAAACAGTGCCGTTGTAATGTTGCATGGTAGACGCTGAACTTTCAGATTCTTGTCCCGTATCGTTACGCATCATTCCTTCAGAGGGTGTTCCTGAAAAAGCTGTACCACTAGGCATTTTAAGACCTGCATCTGAATAAACAGAAACTAAATTGTCTTGCCCTCCCATATATCCGTGAATCTGGCAATAATAGCTTACAGTACCAAAATCTGCACTAACGGTTATAGTAATATCGCCATAATAAAATGTATAGGTGTTTCCATCAGGTCCGGTTCCCGTTCCAGCGCTAGTAGTTCCAGTATAAGATATTTGAGAAGTTTTACCGTTATTTATAATCGCAATGGGATGACCACTAGGTACGCCTGTTAAAACGGTTGTGCCAATTCTAAGACCAAACTTCCCGTCATATACCCCATCAAAATAATATTTGTTTGCTCCTGAAGCATTTGAAACAGTAACAGCATTAGTTGCTTTTAAAACATTTACAGGATTACCTGGGTTTAGCTCTAGTACGTTAGGTATAATTTTTGTTGTTGCCATAATCTATATGTCTACCCAAGTTAATGTTTCTTCATCCCAAATATACGAAGAAAGACGTTTAGAATATGAAAGTTCGGAAGCGTCTGGACACTCAGATGGCGCAAACCAATCATCTATTGAGGTATCTCCCTCATAATAACCATTCCAAGATGTAGGTTTGTTGCCATAAATCCAGCTTTTAAATCTTTTGTAGGGGTGCTCTAGCCACTCTTGAGTTGCTTCATTCCAATACAAGAATGTTTCTCCTGGTGATTCAATTGGCGCTTCCCAATAACAAGTGTCCTCATTTAACACCCAACTTTCATATGGTTTTTCCGTATAAAATGCATCTCGTACAGGGTCGTAGATATGTCCTACACCTGCATAATTTTTTCTAAATGGAGTGCCACCTAATCTGTGAACGCCTCCTCTTGTATTATATGAAGTTCTTTTTGAGCTGCCAACATAACCTTCCCAATAAACTGTATTATCAACATCTGTTTTTGGAACGGCATTTTTTTCTTCTTGTTTTGCCTGTATTTGTTGATCTATTTCAAGAATCTCTTCAGGCGTTTTACCATTTCTACTTTCTTCTAAAGTTTTGATTTCTTGATCAATGGAAGAAGTGTCTGCTGGTGCTTGATAAATTTCATCTGCTCCTGAAAACACAGCAGTCACTCGTGCTATAGAATTATCGATAGCCGTTTGTAATGTTTGTTTTTCACTAACCAAAGCATCAGTGCCTTGATTTTCAAGAGTCGTCATTTGACTCGATATATTTTCTTTTTCTGCTATTAAAGAATTGAACTCAGCATCTATTTCAGCTTGTTTAGCTAAATATTCTTCTGATCCTTCAGGATGTATTTCAAGTAGTTCTCCCTTTAAAATATTTAAAGTTGATGTATCTAAAGGCTCTTCATACGAGCTTTTAAGATTTTTATATTCCTCTGTTTGTTTATTCGAGCTTTTAATAGTTGATATTTCAATGTCTATTTCTTTTATTCGTTGCCTTTGTGTGACGGTAAACTCTGCGTTTGATATTTTTGCGTAGTGTGCCATATTAATTAAATGTTACTGTTCCAGTTCCTGTTGTAAAAGTTATAGAAGAGAATGCCCCGTCTACTACGGGCGTTGGAGTGTTCAAGGTTCCTGTAACTGAAAAACTAGACACATCTGCTGTTGTATACCGTAAAATAACAACTCCTGATCCACCAGCACCGCCATTTTGTGAACCCCCTCCAGATCCACGTTTAGCAGCACCACCACCTCCGCCAGTATTAGCTGATCCATTATCTCCGGGATGACTTGCGTACGCTGGGGAATCACCGCCGCCGCCTTCTCCTCCAGGCACTAGAGCGGAGCTTCCAAAATATCCGCCGCCGCCGCCGCCGGCATAATAGTTTCCAGTGCCCCCTATTATATTAACTTCTAAACCATCACCTCCATGCCCTTGGCCGTCAGTGTTTCCAGTCTCTCCAGCACCGCCGCCGCCGCCTCCACGTTTATTAGGACTTACTACAGAAGCACCACCAGCATATCCTTGCACTGGATTATTTACCGCTGCAGTGGATGGTCTTGTTGAAGAACTCGCTCCGGTTCCAGACCCGCCCGCAGATCCACCTGTTCTTCCTGTATCTTCAGCAGCCGTGCCCTCTGATGTTCCGCCGCCACCTCCGCCTGTTGCAGTTATTGTGTTAAATACAGAATTTATGCCATCACTACCATGGTTTCTTCCGACTCCACCTGCTCCACCTGCTCCAATAGTGACGGTATATTCTGTTGACTTATCTAAATTTAAAGCTGGAGCTGAACTCGCGCCTCCTCCAGAATTACTTCCAAATGATGTTATTAGTCCACCTGCTCCGCCGCCGCCAGGAGCATCTGAAGTAGTTCCACCGCCGCCGCCGCCGCCCGCTACAACTAAAAAGTCAACTTGAAAAGAAGTATTGGTTTGTTTTAAATTTCTCCACTCTGCTGTACCTGTTTGGTCGGTATATATTTCAACCCTATTAGTTTCAGTGTTTGCACGAAGATCGCCGAGAGTTGTGGTAGTTCGTTGCGCAGTAGTTCCTTTAACCCAGGTAAGACCCCCTGTGTTATCACTCATGTCAATCACATTAGTAGTGGTTTTTGTTGTTGACATTTAAATAAAATTAAGAAGTTATTACTACATCTATACCATTTGCAGCGGTTACAGGAGGAGCTGTAACAAAAGTTAAATTTGGACTTGCTCCAGATCCGACACTATAATTGTCAGTACCGCCTGTATCTTTTTGATTTTGATATACTCCAGATATAAATATATTTAAGTTTGCTACCGTAAGTCCAGCTGGGGCTCCTGTAAGTGCGAAAACTGTTGTACTATTATTTCCTGTTAGTTGCGTTTTAGAAATAGTAGGTGCTCCACCTGCGGGCCATGTTACTGTAGATACGTCCACAGCCGTCACGTGACCTTCTGTAGATGTGGTTATAGTTTTTACCAAATCAACTGTTCCTCCAGCAGAAGGACTGTCTGAAGATGTTGTATCTGTTCGGGTAACACCATTGTGATTTACTGTAATAGTCGCGGGGCTAGTAACTGTGCTTGATAATACGGTACCCCCTGCTATTGTTACAGTATCACCAGAATTAACAGTTTCAGCAGTTCCTGAATCTCCTGTAATATCAAAATTAGAAAATCCCCCTGCTGGTGTTGCCCAAGTATTATCACCTCTTAAAAAAGTCGATGCGCTTGGAGAACCTGTAGCAGATAAATCTATTACACCAGTAGTCACAGCGCCTGTGGCTCCTGTATTTGCTGTAGCTGCAGAAATAAATGTTCCGTTTGTATTGGTGAAACTAGTAACTCCACCGCCTCCTCCTCCACCAGATCCTGTTATGGTAATGGTTCCACTTGATGAGGTTACACCAACAGTTCCTGATCCAATTATATTTATAGTGTCTGTTCCAGCGTCTCCACCGCCAGTTCCCGTAAGAACAACTGGTGTGTTTTGAGCTGGGTCAGCATTGTCAGTTGCTGAAAGCGCGTAGGCCGTACTAGCAAAGTCAATAGTAGTACTACCGTTACCGTTAAGCAATGTGGCTCCTGATCCTGTTAGGCTAACCGTTGAAGGGGTAATAGCTGGTTGCCCTGGCTTTGTTCCTTGAAGATTAATTGTAGGAGAAGCTCCTGCATTACCTGTTGATACCGCATAGGTGGTGTCAAGATTTGCTGGAGGTATCCTTACATTAAGCTCTCCTGAGGTTAAATAACCTACTACTTCGGTTACGTCGCTAACCAAAGTTTTAGGGGAGAAATCTGAAAATTTAACTGCCATTTTATATTATTTTTTGTGTTATTAAATTAGCGTTAGCTGGAGACATTCCATTTTCACTTATCATTTGTAATGGCCCCGCACCAACACTAGGGGTATTTATTTCTGTTACTATATTTGTCCCACCCGATGGTGGTAAAGAACCATGTTGATTAGTTCCTATAAAATTCGCTATGGCAATTAAATTAGGCATACTATATAGATATTGTGATGCCTATTACCAAAGCGCTATTATGTTATCAGTAGTAGTTGAGGTATTCCAAACTTTTAATACGTTTACTGGAAAAAAAGTACCCGCATTAATTCCTTGAAAAATAACATCGTCTCCTGCTACTGTTGTTACTCTAATATTCCCTCCAGAACCAATATACAATACGGCCCCCTCTTGAGTTCCTCCATATATAGCATAAGCTTTTGCAGTAACTGCAAATATATTTTGATCAACATCTAGTGTTGTTCCATTCACTACTCTACTAATAGTGGTTTGCGTACCGTCAGTTGTATTAACTGCAATCATCCCTGGTTTGATACCTGCTTCTACAAAGTTTAAAGTTACCATATTGTCAGGATCGGTACCTACTCTGTTTGCGTCTATAAGTTGAGTAGCCGAACCTGTTGTTGTAGTTCCTGTTGCTCCTCCCAAGCCGGTGTTAGGAATAACAGTATTATCACTAGGGTAAACCGCCCATGCTTTTCCTGCTTGTAATTTTTGATATGCCATATTATTTATCTTTTATAAGGAAATACTCTGTTTAAAGTGTCACGTCTTTCATCACACCCACAATCAGAATTTGTAGCCTGAGCAACTTTATCCACAACATATTTAATTCCTGTGGCTTTGGTAAACTTAGCAACTGTATCTCCGAACCCTCTTGATTTCATTTAATTATTTTTTACATCCAAAGTTATTGGCGTAATTAGCCATCGCCACTACACCTTTAGAATATTTACCCTTATTTCTCATTACGGCCGAAGCAGCACTGCAAGTGCTTTTTCCAGGCATATTATTTTTTACCCAGCGAGTAAATTTGCCTTGATTTTTTTCCTTTATATCAGGGAAAGCGCCTTTTTTAGTTCTACCTCTAACTGCCATTACTTTCTTATTAGAGATCCTATGTGGCTTTTTACACTTCCTTTTTCTGTGTGTGACTCATAAGCCATTGAATGGTCTCCACCATAAGCATGTCCATATAATTTTTTTGACATAGCTTTACTTTCATCTCTACGAGCTTTATAGCTTTGAGATTTTTTTCCGTTTTTTGCTCCTAGAGACTCGTCTAGTCTAGCATTGTATCCTTGTGAATATTTTACTGTAGGCATAATTTTTATATTTTTAAATTAAACATACAACAAAGATACTAATATTTTCCTTTCCTATTTTTGGGTGAACTTTTAGTTGATCCTCCTGGTCCTGACCAAAGAGTTTTACATGCCCAATATCTTGCTGTAAGTTTTGATTTTGCTTGACCGCACTTGTGTCTAGCGCGAAATGATTTGCGTGCTGCGCTGCTGTAATTATGTCCGTATCCTTTGGCTCCGAAGTGTATAAGTTTTTCTTGTCCCCCAGAACAAGCTTTGACCATTTTCTTTTTTCCTGCCCTGTCGCTTTTGGTAACGACATTACATTTCATTTTGCTTTTATCAGCCATTATGCGTTTCTTACTTTAGCGGCTCTTGTGTTAGATACAACAGTTTTGCCTCTTGAGCCTTCTCTTTTTTTCTTTCTTGCCGTTGCAGCTAATTGTCTTTTTGACAATCGTCGAGCTTTTGATAAAGGCAAACAACGGTCAGGATTCTTTTTATCTTTACTGGTGCCGCAGGGACCTTTTATTTTACCATCAGTACCAATACGAACCCACTTCTGTTCACGCCATTTTTTGAGCTCTCCCATTATTGTTTTTTCCTTTCATGGCGCGAAGCTTTTTAAAATCAGCACCAGTAATTTTATTCATAGGAAACGCTGCACGCGCAATGCGTCTTTGTTTTTTACTTAACTTGCTCATCGCTATTTATTTAAGTGTGAGCCATCGCAGTGTCCATCTGGATTAGATGTATTACCACACTGGCACATAGGTTGATATTTCATTTCTTTTTGCTTTTATTCATGCTTTTTATCATCCTGTCTATCTTTGCTGCTTGCCCTTTGTGTAGAGCTGAAGCTTTTCTTAGTTGAGATGCTATCTCTTTTAGTTTTTTTCCGTCCATTATCTTTTTGATTTTTTTGCGTAGTTAGGATCTTTGCAATACTTACTAGCAGCCATATTTGCATAGGCTGATGGATAAGTATCAAAGGTACGTTTTGCCCAAGCTATACCAGCAGGGCAAATTTTGTTTCCCTTCTTTTTAGTTCTTCCTTTCGCCATTAATATCCGCCCATTTTTTTCTCCATCCCGTATCCAGGGTTATAAGAAATTTTTCCATTCATCATCCTTCTAAATGAATCGGCTTGTGCTTTCCCTACGGCGTTGTAAGGAAATACTCTTGTCATGGTTTTAGTTTTTACTTTAGGCATAATTTATATATTTAAGGTTTCATATCTTTCTCCATTCCAAACTCTTTTAGTTTTAGGAGCTTCTACTTTTTTTTCTTTTTTCGGTGCAGCTTTTTTCTCTGCAGTTTTTTTAGTCTTAGCCATAATTATTGATTTAAATTAAAATTATATTGTTTGTTATTTTTCTTGTTTCTTTTTATTTTTTAGCTCAAAGTATATGCCAGCTATTGAAAGCTTATCCACGATTTCTTTTTGCATTTCAATGAGCATCCCTTCTAGTTCATCTTTCTGACGTATCAGCTGATGTACCTGACCATTGAGTTTCTCATTAGTATTTTTCAATTCTTGTACTTCATTAGGATTCCTTCCAATGATTGTAAATAGAATTACCGATAAAGATCCTGAAATAACACCTACTATAGAAACAAACAAATCTTTGTTTTCAGTAGGTATTTGATGAAAGGACAAAAAGAATAGAAGCCCTATCACCACTATAAATATTCCAAGAGCCCCTACGTAATTTCTAATTTCTTTGGCAATATCTTTTTGCATCGGCATTATTTTTTTCCACATTAATAAATATCTTTGTTACAAAGTTATAAAATTTAATCAAATGAAATCAAGCCCGCCTAATGACTATATGAAGTATTGGAGAATAGTAAGGAAACTCGTCAAAGAAAAGTATGGAGTAGGAACTGAACAGTTAGACTTTTTATTTTTTCTTTACAGCGAAGAGTATTTTACGTTAGAAAAATTTACTGAATACCAAAAACTTTTCCAGTGGGACAGTGCTCGTTTTCATGGAATGATAAAAGACGGCTGGATAGAAAATTACAAGCCTAAACTCAATACACGCAAAGCTATTTACGGACTTACCTACAAAGCTACCAGAATGATAGGCTGGGTATATAAAATATTAAATGGGGGTCTTATGCCCGAGCACAAAGACAATAACCCTTTTTTTAAAAAGACTAAAATCCCATACACCTTCAAGCTATACCGTGATGCTACAGTAAAGCGTAATGATGCTATAAGACAACAACAACGTCATTCTCTTGAATAATCGTATAAGGAATATCATGGATAAGCATAGTATACCCGGCTCTTTTGTCGTAGTATATCTCACAGTCTTTCTCAATTGCTACCACGTCAGTGCCTATCTCGACAATCCGGCCTTTCTTGTAGCGAAGCTGGCTCGCATCTTCAGAAGAAAGTAACAACCCTGAGGAGGTTTTAATTTCCTCCTCGATTGTTTTTATAATTATATTTTTCCCAATAGGTTTCATTGATTCTGTGCGTCCTCTCTACCTTTTAGAAACCCTCTATTGTATCCATCGGTATACTCTTCTTCAAGTATTCTAGGCATAGGGCATAGAGGGGGTAATGGGCATATTGAAAATTCAGGACCTTTCACATACTCCCATCCTTGGCAGTATCCATCGTCCCATCCATCGCAGAAAGTTTTCTGTACAGAAAAATTAAATAGTAGTAAAATAATTAGTGTTTTCATTTTGTTTCATAAGTTCGGGCCATAGTCACTATGGCGTTGGTTGATAAAATAGTGTTTGCAACGGCGACCGCATTTTGAAGCGCGGTCTTGGTTACTTTCATGGGGTCTATGATCCCCATTTTGATCATGTCCCCGGTCTCTCCCGTTTTCACGTTCGTACCGATGGTCACATCATCCTTGCCATAAGGCAATCCTGCATTACAGAATATCTGTTCTAACGGCTGAATAATTGCCTCCCCTAAAATCGCGTCAGCGATTTTTTGCGATTTCATCATTTCAATCCCTATCTGGTATAGCGCCACTCCACCCCCAGGGAGGATCCCCTCCACCAGAGCTGAGCGTACGGCGCACACAGCGTCATCTACTCTGTCTATCAGTTCTTTTTGTTCTAAGTCAGTTGTCCCACCTACTCTAATTACACCTACACCTCCGGTGAGAGAAGCGATGCGGGATGCTATAAACTCTTTATCTACTTTTTTTGACGCTCCTTTGTGGGCCTCCCATAGCTCATCGACTCTTTTGTCTATCTCACTTTGGTCCACATGGTTCTCATCTTTTAATATTATTGTTTGGTCAGCGCCTACAATTACTTTCTTTGCTTTACCCAGATCAGTAAAGTTTATTAGGCTTAGGTCATCACCGGTTTTCTCAGAAAAATAAGTAGCGCCGACTGACAGAGCTATGTCATTCATCAGCTCATGTTGCTTGTATCCAAAATTGGGAGGAATTATGGTACATAGCTTTAGATTGTTCTTCATTACGTTAGCAGCTAAAGTGTTGATAACATTTTGTGAACAAGGCGCTACTATTAATAATTTCTTATTCTCTGCAATGATCGGTTTTAGCACCCTCTCAATGGAGAGTATGTTGTTTATCTCACCGTCACATACCAATATATGAACGTCCTCAAGTATACACTCATCTTTTTTCTGGTTGTTTACAAACAGATGTGAGGAGTACCCGCGGTCTATTTTTATCCCATGGGTGGTCTCAAATGTAGTGTCTGAGGTTTGACTTTTCTCAACCGTCACGATCCCATGCTCACCTACCGCTTTGTAAGTATCTGCAATTATGGCCCCTACCTCAGGGTCATTGTTCGATGAGATTGTCGCCACGTCTAATAATTTCTTATCACTTACAGGCTGTGCTTGTTTGGATAGTCTCTCTATCACCCTCTCACTGGCCTTTACAATGTCACGAAGTATCTCAGTTTTATTATCCTGGGGTTTTATTTTCTCAAGGCCTGCTCTTACTATACCCTGAGTGATCACGATCGCCGTGGTGGTCCCATCCCCTGCCTCAGAAGCAGTCCGGTCGGCAGCCTCTCTCATTATCTGAACGGCTAGGTTCTCAACAGGGTCAAGAAGTTGTATGGACTTGGCTACTGTCACCCCGTCTTTAGTTACTGTTATCCCGTGGGTATGCTGCGGCGATTCAATCAGTACGGTATTACCCATAGGACCAAGCGTACTCGACACCGCATCACAGAGTTTCGTTATTCCCGATATAAGTTTGCTTTGTCCGTCTTTGCCAAAATGCAAATCCTTTGGTGAATATCCTCCCGATTCATTCATGATTAGATTAGATTAAATTTAATTACAAATCAAAGATAATAATTTTTTTTAAAATGGGCGATGCTCATTTTTGGTCCCTACTTTAAATATATATTTTTTTTATTTTACTTAAAATTATTTTTCAAATTGAAATTAAAATCAACATTTTCAACATCAGTGTTGATAGCCAGTTAGTTAGGTTTAAAAAATCAACATTAAAACAAGCATTTTAGGTGTTGGTAATGTTGGTTTCTTAGTTGTTAGATGACTGTTCGTATACTATATATAAGACCAACAAAAAGGCGATTAGAAAAAATTCGAAATTCATAGCTCAAAATCAACACCTTTTTTAAAAATCAACATCGATTGGTGCTCATTTTTATAATAAAAAAAGCTACCCGAAAGTAGCTTTAATTAACCTAGATAATAACCAACAAATCATCCAAATATATCTTTTCGCATTTCCTTACGAATATCAGCTCGCTCTATACCATCAGCAATCATCTTTATCTTTCTGTCCTCATCAATGATCCTTTTCATGTTGGCAGCACTCTGAATACCAGTCATACCATTGGGACGACCGTTTATTAACCTCCCGTTCTTTACATACAACCCGTCAACGTAATCGCTAACCTTGTTGTCTCTATTTATTTTTTCCATAATTACACGTGTTTGCTCAAAGATACAAAATTTTCAGATACACCGGGGTGGGAGATAATATACTATCACAGGAGAACACGGCTCAAAAAAAAAATCGGAATTTTATTTTCAATTTTAATTTTTAAATTTTCGTTCGGCTGTATTTTTTAGCTAATTTTTTTTGACTATTTGCACCCCATACCCCACCACCAAAAGACCCCCGTTTAAATTCTTTTTCGTTTATCGGAAGTTGACACGCTCGCAATCTTCCTTTTATCCCCCGCCCCAATTTTTTTTTATTTAGAGAAAGAAAAAGAAAATTAACATTTTCAACACTAATTAAAATAATATGTATTGAGGAACTGCAC